AGTGGCTACCAAGGGCTCGTTGATGATGTTCGTTTGTTCGGGCCGTGGTTCGGTGTTCAAGATGCGATTGATATTTATCGGATTGGTCGCGGTAACATGCCACTAAGACGCAGGCGAAGATACACGGAACAAGCGGCGGGCGGAAACAGGCGTAGACGAGTCTTACTAGGAGCAGAGTGCTAATGAAGGGATTGAAGCAATCGACGGTAGCGACTGTAATCGTTGGGCCTGTTCTCGACTCGACCGGGGCGGCGGTTACCAATGCCGTCGTCGGTGATTTTCGGCTAGCTAAAAATGGGACGGTTGCAACATTGAGCGGTGCGACGGTGACCCATGATGCAAACGGTTATTACTTGATCGCTCTGACGACTGGCAACACTGACACCACAGGACGCTTGGTTTTGACTTCGGGCAATACGGCTCACTCGATGGCGAGCCATCATTGGAGCGTTTTACCTGCGAGCGTGTTTGATGCATTGTACACCAATGCAACCAACTCAACCGGAGGCTTAGTAACAGCGACAGGGACAATCACGGCTCTTGCAGGGGCGATCAGTACGTTCGCAGGTGGAGCGGTCGCTAGCGTTACCGGCGCAGTCGGAAGCGTGACAGGCTCGGTCGGCTCGATCAGCGGCGTGACGTTTCCGGCTAACTTCAGCAATCTCATTATCACTTCTAGCGGGGCGATTGGAGAACTGGGGCCGTCGGCTCTTGCTGCCAATAGCCTTAACGCTGAGATTGCTCAAGCGGTTTGGAACTCATTGACGACTGCAACCTATACTAATCAATCCTTTGGCGATCGGATTTTGATATCGAACAACAACACCCGAGAAATCAGCGTTACCGGAAGCGGTCACGCTGCGGCGGTTCTTCACGATGCCGAACCTAATTCGATTCCCGAAGATGCTTTCGTATCGGGTGCGGTTTCGGCTAGGGCTTTGGCAGCGGATGCGGCTACAGAGATTGCTACGGCGGTGGCAGCTACTCAGGCCCTAAGCAGGCTCGATAGCATGATCGAGGACAATGGAGCTGGGCAATTCCGATTCGATACGATCGCTTTGGAGATGGCCCCTGCGGGAGGCGGTGGCGGTGGAACGGATTGGACAGCCAACGAGCGAACCGCTATCCGGTCGATCCTCGGCATACCAACGAGCGGGACAACGCCAACGGATCCAACGGTTGGGATCTTGGATGAGATTCGGGATCAGACGGCATTGATTCAAGCAGGCGGGACGGTAAACGTATCAACTCCGGTTACATCATCGGGTCAATTGGCAAGCCCATTGATAATTGGGGATGATTACCTCAACGCCAACGGTAGGGCATTCTCTTGGACGGTTGCATTGCCAAGCGGATTCATTGTGGCAACAGCGACCTGTAAATTTGGGATGAGGTATGAAGATGACCAAGGGGTTAATTCATTCGTCCAAAGCGGGACTGTCATTGATGCAGGCAGTGGAAACGTGACTCTTCGATTTGATGTAGCCAAGGCGGTTACTGGATTGCTTCGACCTGGCTGGTATGATTGGTCAGTGGAGATAGCTTCGGCAAGTGGGACTGAGATAACCAGGGTCAAGAGTGGCAAGAATGCTGAGTGGCAGGAGAAGCAAACATGATTTTTCAGCCAATGACCAAGGCTAGATTTATAGAGATTGCTAAGGCTATTCATGGCGATTTATACGATTACTCAGAAACCGTTTTAATCGGATCGCAACATCCTATTTCGTTCAAATGCAATCGATGCAGGACAATTAGGACGCTTTCGCAGGCACAGTGCCATATCCGCAAAAATAGACCGTGCGGATGCAAACCATGCAATCACGAAAGGATGTCTCGATGCAAGGGTTGCGGCTCTGATGTATCGTCAAAGGTTTATTACAGGCAGGGTTTTCGGTGTGTTAAGTGTTATAAAGATCGCCAATGGTCGCTATCCGACGAATGGGCGTTGCTAGCCAAAAGTGAAATCCACAGGGTTTGCAAAAAGCTAAGTGTTTGGGATATCAAGTGCAAAAGCGCGATGGTGTCTAATTCAACGCGAACGCTAGGCAGAAATAAAAAACAGGAAATGATTCCTGATTCTTGGAAAGAAACCATAGAAAGGCAAATAAGGAGGTGTTTATGGGATCAGAACGTACTCGCATGGGAGAGGAAATGCAAAGCGGCTTTCAAGGGACTAAGAAAAAGGAAACTAAAGTAAACGGTAATCGTTCTTTTAGGATGTTGCTTGCATTGCTTGAATCGCAGGATTATTTGTGCGCTCTTACTGGGGTTCGGCTTGAAGTTGAAACAGCAGAGTTAGATCACAAAATACCAGTGTCCAGAGGTGGAACAAACGATCTTTCTAATCTTCAATGGATTCACAAAAGCATCAACCGAGCAAAAGGGACAATGACAAATCAGGAGTTTATTGAGGCTTGCTTAAAAGTTGCATCTAGGCATCATGGGTACGCCCCATAAGTTTAGGTTCTTCCGTCAACTTGCCGTTTTCACACGCAGACCATTAGCCCGAAAAACTAGATGAATTTCTTGCTTGCTTAGCCTGGTTGGGGGGAAGGGGGAGTAGTGCTTGGAGATAGAAAAAACGAGCGATGTAAAGCTAGCTGGGCGAGCGATTCGCGAAGGCTGGGATGTAGACAAGAAGGCAATCAAGGCCGCTTTGATGCAATGCTTGTCCGATCCCGACCTAGCGGTGGATGCTGCCAAGGTGCTACTTGCGGCGGACGCGATAGATTGCAAGCGGGAGGAGCTCGAAGAAAAGAGGAAAGCAGGTGAAGAACAGCGACGGCTTCAGCTTCTTGAACTCGCTCAACGTGTCTCAGTTGGAGACCTTGCTAGGATTGCATCCGAGCACGGCATCGTTGGTTCACATGCCGAAGATGACGGAAGCGGAGGCGGACAAGAAGCGTAAAGAGGCAAAGAGGCTAAAGCTTCGCGACATCACCATTCCGCCACCTCTAGATCCTGCTCGTCGGCTCAAGTGCGAGTCTGATCCTGCTTTGTGGCTCTCGACCTACTTTCCCGAAAAGTTCTTCGAGGGATGGACTGAGGATCGCTTGGCGATGGTGCATTCCATTATCGACGCTGCTCGTTACGGCGGGGATCAATCGATTGCAGGGCCACGGGGCGAGGGCAAGACAACCTTGGCAATCCTCACGGCTCTTTACTTGATGATCCGTCGACTATCGACCTTTCCGGTAGTCATCGGAAAGAACGCTGACAAAGCAAAAAAGGAAGTGCGGGACATCGTTGAGCAACTCCAACAAAATGAAATCTTCGCGGCTGACTACCCTGAGATCGCCATTCCGTTTCAGGCTGTCGGAGGTTGGTCGAGTAGAGGCAGGATGCAGACTTGCCAAGGGCAACCTACCAACATCGTCATCGGGCCTGAGTTCTTTGTGTTCCCGACGATCACCAGGGAACAGCTACCGGGATGGCCATTGGAGATCGAGCCTGCTTCATGCGGTCAGGTGCTTTACTCCCTTGGGATCGACGGTGCGATCCGAGGTACCAAGTATCGAAGCAGACGACCAACGCTTGCCATTATCGACGACATCGAGGATAGGGAAGCGGCGGCAAGCGAAACGACCATCGATAAGAACGAGGAAGTGATCGAACAAGACATTGCTGGGCTCGGTCAATCTTCAGAGCGGATCCCGCGGGTCATGCTTTGCACGATCCAAAATCGCAAGTGCATTGCGTATCGTTACACCGATCCGAAGATCAAGCCATCTTGGAGGGGCAAGCGATACCGCAAGCTCGTTACCAAGCCCGATCGGATGGATCTAATTGAGAAGTACATCGACCTAAGAAAGGGACGCAAAGATAACGATCCAGACGCTAGGGAGGCTTTCCGCTTTTGGCGCGACAACCAAGAGGACATCGAGCGCGGATCGGTCGTCAGCAATCCACACAGCTACAGCAAAAAGACTCACAGCGACGGCGAGCCGATGGAATTGTCAGCGGTGCAAAGCTACTTCAATCGAGTGGCTGACGTTGGACAGAAAGCAGTATCTACCGAGATCGACAACGATCCACCAGAGGAAGCCGGGCCAATGGGACTTGGCATCACTCCTGCCTTGGTCGAGTCGAGGATCAGCGGTTTGGTTCGTCGTCAGTTGCCTGCAAATACCGTGGCACTTACAGCGGCAATCGACCTTGGAAAATACTACCTGCATTGGGTCGTTTCCGCCTGGTGGCATGGGGCCGGAGGCGTTGTGGCCGATTACGGCATCCAACAGGTTTACGGGACGGATAAGAGCATGGATCACGAAGCCAGCGAGCCGATGATCTATCAGGCCTTGCTATCGCTTCGGGATGAGTTGCTAACTAAAGAATTCAGCGACACAACAGGCATTCGCAGAACCATCGATTTTTGCTTTGTGGATTCAGGTGCATTCACCAACGCGGCTTACCAGTTCTGTCGTGAGGTTGGCGGGATCTTTCATCCTAGCAAGGGTCAAGATCCGTACCATCGAAAGGCTAAGTCTACATCGACGACGATTGCAGGGGCCAACCTTCACGCTCAAAAGCTTCCGTCCTCAAACGTCTGGCTTTACGAGCTCGACACAAGCTATTGGAAGCAATTCATCCATGAAAGGTTTATGACTCCGACTTTCGACGAGTCAAACATGCTTCGGCGCGGTTCGCTTTCGTTGTTCGCACTTGAGGAAGAACGCAGACATAGCCAGTACGCGCAGCATATCGCAGCGGAAGAACTGGTGACGAAGTTTACTGAGGGCAAGGGAACCAAGACCTATTGGATGGTTAAGGACAGCAACAACCACTGGCTTGATGCAACCTACATGGCAGCGGCGGCTAGTGAGGCTTGCGGCGTAAAGTTGATTGCTCCAAGTGAGATCGAGGTGCAACCGAAGCACGTTAGCGGCGATCAGCCTAAGCCTGTTAAGCAGGCTCCAAAGGCGTACCAACACGGACGCAATCTAAGACAGAGGCAGGGCGGGTGGATTCCAAAACGGAGGTATTAGGATGGCGAAGAAAAGCAGGAAGCAATCAGGCGAATCGGTACAGCAAACGGCAACAATCGAGCAACAACCGATCGAGCCTATCTACCGTCAATTCACTCCGAGACCTTGCACGATGTGCGAAACCAGGCGACCGCATGGAACGAATGCAAGCTACGTTTATTGCACTCGCGGCAAGATCCGTTTTTGCAAATGCAAGAACTGCAACCACACTTGGAGCCAGGAAGGTAAGTAATTTTTTATTGACTGTACTAGGCTAATGGTACAGGCTTATTGAGAATGTTTGCTCTCCATGCAATCCTTTGTGCATGGCATCAGCGGCAAGTCTGTTAACGCTCATCGACGCAGCTATTGAGGCTCTCCTTACCGGAGGGGCTCAGCAGTATTCTATTGGCTCTCGGACGGTTACCAAACTTGACCTGAAGTCGCTCTTTGAAGAACGACGAATGTTGCAGCAACAGGTCGAGCGTGAAAGCGGTTCCGGTGGCGTGACTCTTGGCAGATTGTCGAGGGCTCGTCGATGATCGGCAAGATGCTCGATTCTGTTATCACGGCTATCAGCCCCACGGCTGGACTTCGACGGGCTCAGGCTCGAAAGGTGCTCAGGTCTTTTACAGGTGCCGAGCCATCGAGAATCTCATCGAGTCGCAAGCCAAAGAACAATCCAGCGGACATGGAGCTGTCAGGGCCATTTGGGGCTGATACTCTTAGGGCATGGGCTCGGGACTTGGTGCGGAACAATGCTTACGCATGGGGCGTTGTAGATACCATCGTTTCGTCGGTGGTTGGGTGTGGCATAAAGGCCCAAAGCCAGTTCGAGACTCCAAGCGGCGACGACATCGAATCGATCAATGACCAACGGGACAAGATTTGGTCAGAGTGGGCCGAAGTTTGCGACGTAAACGGGAAATACACTCTCGACGAAATCCAGGCTATTTGCCAACGCGAAATGGTCGAGGCTGGCGAGGTGCTTGTACGGCTAATTAGAACGCCTGGCAAGGTCTATCGAGGAATCTATCGGCCAGTCCCATTGGCTCTCGAATTGATTGAAGCAGACAGGCTTGCAGGGGACAAGGACAACTACGCAGCGCGGTTAACTCCGGCTGGTGACAATCGTATCATTCGCGGTGTCGAGGTTGACGATCTTGGTCGTCCGGTTGCGTACTGGATTTACAAAGACCATCCATTGCAACCCTACGCTGTGACTAGAACTCCAGAGCGAGTACCTGCCCATGAAATCATGCACCTATACAGGCAGGATCGCATCGGTCAAACGAGGGGCGTTACTTGGTTTGCTCCGGTGGTAACTCCGGTGCGGGATCTTGGTACTTATCTTGACAACGAACTACAGGCTTCGGCTGTGGCAAGTTGTTTCACTGTTGCCATCAAGACTGATACGCCACTTGGAAATCTGATCGAGCCCGATGGAGTCGGCAACACTGACGACGCAGGCAACAGCTATAGCCATGTCGAGCCAGGAATGGTGATGAACCTTCGACCGGGTGAAGATGTCGTAGGTCTTAATCCTGGCCGTCCTAACTCAGCGGCAGAGCCTTGGATCGCTTTGATCCTAAGACAGATCGCAGTCGGTACAGGGCTCTCGTATGAAACGGTAGCAAGGGACTACAGCCAGACATCCTACAGTTCAAGCCGAACGAGCCAATTGGAAGATCGTCGGCGGTTTCGATGTTGGCAGAAATACTTGATCCGTCATTTGCTTCAGCCAGTTTGGGATGCTTTTCTTGATGCGGCGGCACTCAGTTCCCTACCCTCGTTTCCCACCTCCAGCGAGTTGCTGAGTGACCGTCGCACTTTTGCCCCTGTTGAATGGATGACTCCCGAATGGGAATGGGTCGATCCTCAATCCGAGCAAGCAGCGGCGAAGGATGCGATCGAATCATTCATGAGCGACTACCAAACCGAATTGGGTGCAAGGGGTCGATCGTGGAAAGCAGTCATGTACCAACGCGCCAAAGAGAATGCACTTAAAAAGAAGCTTGGTTTGTTGACACCACAAGAACAACAGCTAGCAATCTCTGCGGCTCAATC